ATGACTAGTTTTCTAAAATTGGGTATTTTCGAGCGAGAAGCCAAAGCCCCGGAACTCAATATTAAACAACTTGCACTACTTATGTGTGGGGTAGATCCGACAGTTAAAACTGCTGATATCCCTGAGGCGAAAGTTGAAGCTTACAATATATACTATCGACAACTGAGTAGATGGTTATCAGCATCTAAATTATTTCGAGGTGGAAACTCAACAGCCTATCCCGCAGACTATATGTTTGCTCTGGCATATCCTCTTATTGATGAAGATATTACACCACAACCCATAAAGGACAGATGCCTTGCGGCGGTGGCTATAATTGCTAATCAAAACAAAGGAAAAGAGCATCTTTATGCTATGGGAGGGGATGAGCTTTTACAGGTCGGAATTGCATTGAAAAGCAGCAAACGCGGCTTGCATCGTAAAGAAGATGAAAAGGAATATAATGATAAATTAATGGGGATGCTGGTCAAGCTTATAGCACATAAGATAGGCCATTCGTTTGGCACCTCTAAAAAACCAAGCATCTCGGCTATTTTAAACGAACTATATAAATTAGCTGATGAGGAAGGTATATCTAAAACTGGATTATCCAAATCAGCAATATATGATAAAATTCGCAAGGCATTAAATTCGATTTATTATACGGAATGAATATTATTTTGCAGTGTTAGTGGGTGTTATTTATATTTCATGTGAAAATACTAATTAATTATATTTGTTGGAGCTTTTGGCGATTCTATGATCGCCAAGGAGATTCAATTGTTATATTTGATGTTTATTACAGTTACATTCAACAGCATTCAACAGCATTCAACAGCATTCAACAGCATTCAACAGCATTCAACAGCATTCAACGACACGTAACGACACGTAATGACACGTAACGGCACCCGACAGCACCTAACAATACCTAGCTCCATCCACGGTCTCTACTAGGTCATTACTTGCTAACTTTTTCCATCTTTGTTCATGGTTATTCATCACTGTTCATCAGCGTTCATCATTGTTCATCTTTGTTATGAACAATCCAAGGCGAATCAAATCGTTAAAGAACGGTGATCTTCGGCGAGTTATTGAAATTCATGATTTTTTCTCTCGCGACAGCCGTTGAAATTACTGTGGAAATTGTTTTCAACAGGGGAGCGTTATCTTGATGGAATTTCTATCTTTCAATGGAATTGCGTGTTCTTTTAAAGGATTCCAGAATCAATGGAAATGCTGGTCGTTTATCCACTAATCTCTTCGCATAACATTGAAACAGTGGAGGCAGCATGCAAAATATAACCTTTACCCCGCCAAATCCTGAACAACGCCGCACCCTTTTAGAAGAGTACGGCTTTAAGTTTGATCGCCGAATCCGTGAAGATGAATGCAGCGAGATCACCAGTCTTTCCCGTTCCAGCCGCTGGAAGATGGAACAGCAGGGGCGCTTCCCTCCGCGCTGTCACTTTGGCCGCAATAGCTGTGCTTGGCTTCTTTCGGATGTGCTCTGGTGGGTTCGTAATCCGCCAGCAGTAGAGAACGTCAATAACCCATACAGCCGTAAATCTGCTTAATTAACCACAGGTAATCTGAGATGAAAAAGATTAATGCCCTCCACGGGCAGGGATTCGCTCACCCTGTAGCCAGCCAGCACGATATTTCAGCGAACCGTAAACAGGTTATTGCCGGTGACTGGTCGCCCATTAATCGCGGTGAATTTACGCTTGCCGATCTGGGGTTGCGCCACAACGGTAACGGGCTGGTGTGGCTGCGTTCCGACGTGTCCGTGCATGAGGCAGACCATGATGCAGGGATAAGCGGCAAGGACAAGACCAAAGGAAGGGTTAACGGCCTTCCTTTTGAATTTGTCGGCCAGTGGCAGGAATACCCGACTAAACGCAGCTTTGCCGTTTCAGTATCTACGGAACTACGGCGCCAGTATTACCCGGACGATGCCGCATTCAGTAAGGCAATGCGTGAGGCTGGTTATGTTCCGGTGCGCACTCGCAAACTGACCGGAAAGGATGCTCGTTTTTGGCTGTACCGTGTAACGGGCAATGATAAGGGGGTTGTCGCAGCAGAATCCGCGCCACACAAGGCTTGCGCGCCAGTTGTCCAGACCATATCTAAGCCTCATCCGTGGTTTAAGCGTGTGGCACTCGATGGTAAATGGCAGTACGTCTACGCAGATCACATCCGCTTTCTGACTAAAAAGCGTCATCGCGTCGATGGTGTTCGGGTTCAGGGGTATACCGCTGGCGGGCTGAAAGTGGAGGCTATTGTATGACAGGCAAAACAAAGGCGGCCATGCCGGGCCGCCTGAGTCTCAACGCTTTACTGAAACATCGCCAGATTACCAGGCTTGCCGCTGGTGGTCAAACCTTGAGCCAACGAAATCCGTACGCACAAATTAACCGCGTACGTTTAACGTACGGACATCGCAATCCATTGAAGGAACTTGATTATAACGAATCGTTAGAATCGGCTGGCAACAAACACGAACAGTATTCGGGTTCGCCTGAACATCAACACTGCTTAGGTTCAGAGGTTCCGACGAATAACGTAGAGAGCTGCGAAGATAACCAACCCTCTTTAAGAGGTGAGCCTCTGCACAACTCATTAAAAGTTGCGCAAAACAGACCATTTTTAAGAGGGGCAGTTCACAGCATTACGGAGAGTAACCCTGCTCAGCCCTTTGGCTCGATGCCCTGTCGGCGCAATTCCGCGCGGGCCAGTTCTTTCAACCAATTACCGAGACTAACGCCCTCACGTTCTGCGGCATCATTAAGCTGCTGCCGTAATTCTGGAGTGATTCGGATCTGGAAAGTAGGCGACAGCCCTTCTCCTTTTGGTGTTTTATCTCGTTTGATAGTTGACATGTACGTACGTAACCTTATAGCATGGATTTTGTTATGTACGTACGTTATCACGACGAACATGCAAAAGACAACGCCCCGGACTGCGGGAACAGTGCCAGGGCGTCTGACCTCCACCGATAAGTTACGTATCGAGGAAGCTATGAAAGATCATATCACACACCCGCAAGGGCGGAAGTCCTACATCTGGCGTTTTCTTGCACTGAGCGCCATCGGTCGCAACGTCATTCACATCACAGCTAAGGAAGGTGCGAATAAGCAGGTCATTTCTTCCCAAGCTGACTCGCTGATTAAAATTTCGCGGATCTGGGCCGATTTTTTTCCCGCAAACACATCGAATCAGCCTATTTAGGCTATTTTTTCCACCATTTCTGGCGTTATTTCCGGTTTTTACTGAGATCTCTCCCACTGACGTATCATTTGGTCCACCCGAAACAGGTTGGCCAGGGTGAATAACATCGCCAGTTGGTTATCGTTTTTCAGCAGCCCCTTGTATCTGGCTTTCACGAAGCCGAACTGCCGCTTGATGATGCGAAACGGGTGCTCCACCCTGGCACGGATGCTGGCTTTCATGTATTCGATGTTGATGGCCGTTTTGTTCTTGCGCGGATGCTGCTTCAAGGTTTTTACCCTGCCGGGACGCTCGGCGATCAGCCAGTCCACATCCACCTCGGCCAGCTCCTCGCGCTGTGGCGCTCCTTGGTAGCCGGCATCGGCTGAGACAAATTGCTCCTCTCCATGAAGCAGATTACCCAGCTGATTGAGGTCATGCTCGTTGGCCGCGGTGGTGACCAGGCTGTGGGTCAGGCCACTCTTGGCATCGACACCAATGTGGGCCTTCATGCCAAAGTGCCACTGATTGCCTTTCTTGGTCTGATGCATCTCCGGATCGCGTTGCTGCTCTTTGTTCTTGGTAGAGCTGGGTGCCTCAATGATGGTGGCATCCACCAAAGTGCCTTGGGTCATCATGACGCCTGCTTCGGCCAGCCAGCGATTGATGGTCTTGAACAATTGACGGGCCAGTTGATGCTGCTCGAGCAGGTGGCGGAAATTCATGATGGTGGTGCGATCCGGCAGGGCGCTATCCAGGGATAATCGGGCAAACAGGCGCATGGAGGCGATTTCGTACAGGGCATCTTCCATGGCACCGTCGCTCAGGTTGTACCAATGCTGCATGCAGTGAATACGCAGCATGGTCTCCAGCGGATAGGGCCGTCGGCCATTGCCCGCCTTGGGATAAAACGGCTCGATGACAGCGGTCATATTCTGCCATGGCAGAATCTGCTCCATGCGGGAGAGGAAAATCTCTTTTCGGGTCTGACGGCGCTTAGTGCTGAATTCACTATCGGCGAAGGTGAGTTGATGGCTCATGATGTCCCTCTGGGATGCGCTCCGGATGAATATGATGATCTCATATCAGGAACTTGTTCGCACCTTCCTTAGCATTTATTTTCCTTTTTATTATCACTACCGAGAGGCTGTGGTTAAATAATCTAACAAAAAAATTCTTTTGTAAATTATTTGTTCTCATGTTTATTCGTGATTGCCTCTGTCTATGTACGGGGTTTTCTTTATATTTTTCATGTATATCTTTAAGAGTGGCACTCAGACGTGAGCCGCCACTGGCGGTTAAGTCAAGCTGTAGCGAGTACAGCCTGCGAGAGGCAGAAAAAGATTTAACGGCCTCCCCTCCAAGCGCTGGTTTCACGTCTCAACGTTAATTGTTACGGAAACCACTCCATGAAGAAACTACTCGAATTACGCCAGCAGAAAGCCGCACTCAAAACACAGATGCGTTCCATGCTGGACAAAGCCGACACCGAAAAGCGCAGCCTGAACGAAGAAGAGGGCAAAAAGTTCGATGAACTCCGCGCCCAGGCTGATGCGCTTGAAGTTGAAATCACCCGTCTAGAAGCCGTCGCCGACGATCAGCGCAATCTGCCTGGTACTTCCGTTGAAGGTGAGCCAGTAAGCAACGACGAGCTGCGCCACTACATCATGACAGGTGATACCCGTTCTCTCTCCACGCTGGTGCAGGCTGATGGCGGCTATACCGTTATCCCTGAGCTGGACAAAGAGATTATGCGCCAGTTGCAGGATGATAGCGTGATGCGCTCCATCGCAACGGTGAAGACCACCAAAACCAACGAATACCAGAAGCTGGTATCTGTGGGCGGCACTACCGTTAATCGTGGTACCGAAGGTGAGGCACGTACCGAAACCAGTACGCCGAAGATGGAGCGCGTTGATATCAAACTCAACCCGATCTACGCCTACCCGAAAACCACTCAGGAGATTCTCGACTTCTCCGAGGTGGATATTTTGGGCTGGCTGTCTTCTGAAATTGCCGACACCTTCACCGCGACCGAAGAAAGCGACTTTGTGAACGGCGACGGTGATAAAAAATCCAAAGGCTTCCTGTCTTACCCTCGCGCGGCCACTGCCGACAAAACCCGTCCGTTCGGTACGCTGGAGAAGATGGAAGCGGCTGACGTTTCCTCTGATGGCCTGATCGACCTGCTGTATAAGCTGAAAGCCAAATACCGCAAAAACGCCGTATGGGTGATGAACTCCAACACCGCAGCCAAACTGCAAAAGCTGAAAAACGGCAACGGGGATTACATCTGGCGCGATCGTCTGGTTGCCGGTTCTCCCGATACGCTGCTGGGCCGTCCTGTTCAGTATCTGGAAACCATGCCGGATGCGGAGGCAGGTAAAGCATTCCTCGCGGTAGGCGACTTCAAGCGCGGCTATTTCATCGTGGATCACACCACTGGCGTGCGTACCCGCCCTGACAACATCACCGAACCGGGTTTCTACAAGGTGCATACCGATAAATACCTGGGCGGCGGCGTGGTGGACTCCAACGCCATCAAGGTGCTTGAGCTTTCAGGCTCCGGTTCCTGATTTGACGTTTAAGGGGCTTCGGCCCCTTTTTGCCCTCTGTGGAGTCCAGTAATGAAAACAATCGATTTTGAAATCCGTACCTCCGAAGTGAGCGCCAGCAACAAAAAGCTGGTGGGCTATGCCGTACGCTGGAACAGTCTCTCTGAAATTATCTGGGACGAGTTCCGCGAGCAGTTTGCGCCGGGAGCGTTTAAAGACAGCCTGGCATCCGGTAGCGATGTGCGTGCGCTGTACGAGCATAACTATACCCAGCTGCTGGGCCGCACTAAATCCGGCACGCTGGTGCTGTCAGAAGATGATACCGGGCTGCGCTTCGAGCTGACCCCGCCGAATACCCAGCTTGGCAACGATGTGCTGGAGCTGGTGGAGCGTGGGGATATCTCCGGCATGAGCTTTGGTTTCCGGGCGCTGAAAGAGGCGTGGGATATCGGCCAGTCTCCATACCTGCGCACTGTTACCGCAGCCGAACTGCGGGAGATTACCGTTACCTCTATGCCTGCTTATCCTGAGTCTGGAGTGGAAATCGCGCACCGTTCGCTTTTCTCCCAACATCCTGAACTGTGCCGCGCTGGCGATAACCGTCGCCGCTGGGCTGAATTAGCGGGGCTCTGATATGTGGAATATCTGGCCGTTTGGCCGTAAGTCTGAACCCTCTGAGCAGCGCAGCATGACCATTGATGAATTTCTGGCGATGGCAGGGATTCCAAATACCGGATCAGGCGAGTATGTGTCTGCGGGTACTGCGGAATCTCTGCCGGCGGTCATGAACGCCGTATCAGTTATCAGTGAGGCGGTGGCAACAATGCCCTGCTACCTCTACCGCGTGCGTAATGATAACGGGCGTGAGGCGCGAGAATGGCTGAGCAATCATCCGGTGGATTTTCTGCTGAACGAGCAGCCGAACGACTGCCAGACACCTTACCAGTTTAAACGCACGATGATGCGCCATTGTCTGCTGAATGGTAACGCCTATGCGGTGATCCAGTGGGGCCGCGACGGCCAGCCGCAATCCCTGCACCCGTATGCGCCGGGAGCGGTTGTTCCTGAGCGTATCGGCCAGCATAAATACAAATACACCATTACTGAACCGTTTACCGGGGCTGTGCGCACCTACTTGCAAGAAGAGATCCTGCACCTGCGTTACTCGACCGATGATGGTTTTCTGGGGCGCTCGCCGATCACCACCTGCCGTGAGGCGCTGGGGTTAGGTCTGGCCCAGCAGCGCCACGGTGCCAGCATTATGAAAGATGGCATGATGGCGGCTGGCGTGGTCACTACTGCTGAGTGGCTCGACAGCGTGAAGGGCAAACAGGCTCTGGACGCACTGGAGCGCTACAAAGGTGCTAGAAACGCCGGGAAAACGCCGATCCTTGAAGGTGGCATGGACTACAAGCAGCTTGGCATGAGCAATCAGGATGCCGAATGGCTGGCCTCCCGTCGCTTCACCATTGAAGACATTGCCCGCATGTTCAACGTGTCGCCCATCTTCTTGCAGGAATACAGCAACAGCACCTACAGCAATTTCAGCGAAGCGAGCCGCGCCTTTCTCACCATGACCATGCGCCCGTGGCTGGCTAACTTCGAACAACAAATCAAATCTGCGCTGCTGGTGGCCTCTCCCGTTCCGGGAACCCGCTATCAGGTGGAGTTTGACTCTGCTGACCTTCTCCGCGCCACGCCAACCGAACGTTATGCCACTTATGAGCGCGGCATTAAGAACGGGATCATGAACCCGAACGAAGCCCGTGAACGTGAGGGGATGCCGCCGCGTGAAGGTGGTGACGAATTCAGCCAGGCATGGAAGCAGGAAGTGAAGATCAGCAAAGACGGCAAGGAAGGTGACGCATGAGAGCCGGGGGGCTGAGAAGCCGCGTCACTATTCGGGTATTCACTACCCACAGGGAGCCGTCCGGTCAGGTTGTTCAGGTCTGGGAAGACGGGGAAACCATATGGGCTGAGGTTAAGGGGATCAGTGGCCGAGAGTTAATGGCGTCAGGTGCCGAGGTTGCCGAAGCGACGATCCGCGTTTGGGTGCGTTTCCGCCGTGATATTACCGCAGCCAACCGTCTGAAAGTGCTTACTGGCCCGTTTGCTGGCAGCACTCTCAATATTATCGGGCCTCCTATTCCTGATTCGGAAGGTACCCGGCTGGAAATTCTCTGCAAGACAGGAACGGAAAAATGACAGCAGAAATCACCCTGGATGAAGCAAAGCTGCATTGCCGTATTGATGATGATTACGAAGATACGTTGATACAGGCGTACATCGATGCGGCGCTGGAGGTTTGCCAGAAGCATATCGGCAAGCGGTTTGATAACGGGCTGGAGTTTACGCCAGCTATCAAGATTGGCTGTCTGATGTACGTTTCTCAGTTGTACGAGTACCGCACGATGATTGGTGACACCGACGCCAAAGAGATACCGATGGCTGTCTCTGCGTTGTGGTCTGTCTACCGAGATGTGGGGGTGTACTGATGCCGTGGCAACCACTACGCCGGTGCACAGAGCCGGGATGCAATAAACGGGTGAAGTCTGGCAAGTGTGACGAGCACAAGCGGGAAGCGTGGCGGGTAGAGGATGCCAGACGCGGCCACCGCCGCGCGCGTGGTTACTCAGCCTCATGGGAGAAGTACCGCGCTCAGTACCTTAAGCGCTATCCGCTGTGCGTTGAGTGTCAGAAGCTGGGCCTCTACGTGCCTGCAAAGATTGTCGATCACATCATCCCTATCAACGGCGGTGATGATGTTCTGTTCTGGCCTGAGTGGAATCACCAGCCGTTATGCCAGGCGCATCATAACCAGAAGACCACACAGCAAGACCCAACCACCAAAGCGAAGCGCAAAGCAGGGCTGTACCGTGAGCAGGAAGATCGTGCAGCCCATCGCAATGACTGGATGTATGAGGCTGACAATGACTGAGCAGGAACAGCAGCGGCTGATTAGTGGGCTGATAAAGCAGCGCGAGGCATGGCAACCAACCAGACAGAGAGCGCACACGAAGCCCGTAGTAAAGCGCATGAGCCAGCGTGACCGGGAGCTTATGGAATGCTTCCGCAACCGCTGACAGGACGCATGGACGGGGTGGGGGAGGTTTTAAAGACAAACCCCCTGCTGTAAGGCACCGCCCGCCCCCTCAAATTTTTACGCACGGTGATTTTTTTGAAAATAAAACAGACAGGAAAACAGTAAGTTATGGCAAGACCACCCAAACCGCCCGCCTACCTTGAAGAAATCGCGGCGCAGCAGTGGAAAGCAAAGGCGAAGCAGCTGGCGGAGCGCGGGGATCTGACGCCTGCCGACTGGAACAACCTTGAGCTGTATTGCGTCAATTACTCGATGTACCGCAAAGCCGTGGAAGACCTTGCCACGCGGGGATTTAGCATAGTGAACAGCCAGGGCGGTGAGAGCCGTAACCCGGCACTGAGCGCAAAATCGGATGCCGAAAAAATTCTCATAAAAATGTCGTCGCTACTGGGCTTTGATCCGGTAAGCCGCCGCCGCAATCCGGTAGAAACGGAAGAGGAGGACGAGCTTGACCGTCTGGAATGATTACGCAAACGCCATTAAATCGTGTGAAATTCCGGCCTGTAAGCGCGTAAAACAGGCCGTCGAGAGGTACTTTTCAGACCTGAATGACCCCCGTTATGAGTTCGATACGGCGACCGTGGAGCGGTTTATTGCCTTCTCCCGGCTCTGTCCACACGTCAAAGGCCCGCTGCGGGGCCAGCCTATCGAGCTTGAGCCTTGGCAGCAGTTCGCCTTTGCTAACCTGCTGGGCTTTAAGGTCAGGGAGTCAGGCCGCCGGAAGTACAGCAGTGCCTTTATTGAAGTGCCGCGCAAGAATGCAAAATCCACCGTGGCCGCCATGCTGGCTAACTGGTTTCTGGTAATGGAGAAGGGCCAGCAGGATATCTACACGGCGGCGGTAAGCCGGGATCAGGCCCGAATCGTGTTCGACGATGCCCGCCAGATGTGCCTGCTGTCAAAACCGCTGAAAAAGCGCGTCAATATCCAGGCGCATAAGGTCATTTTCCCGAAGAGCAACAGCCTGTTAAAGCCGCTGGCGGCGAAAGCGGCCACCATTGAGGGGACTAACCCCAGCCTGGCAATTGTCGATGAATACCACCTTCACCCGGATAACGGCGTTTATTCCGCGCTTGAGCTGGGTATGGGCGCACGTCCTGAGGCGATTTTGTTCGCCATCACGACCGCCGGGAGTAACGTTGTCTCCGCCTGTAAACAGCATTACGACTACTGCTGCCAGATTCTTGCCGGGGAAGAGAGCAACGATTCGCTGTTTGTCCTGATCTACGAGCTGGACGACGAAAGCGAGGTTGAGCAGCCTGAAATGTGGATCAAGGCCAACCCTAACCTGCATGTGTCCGTTGACGCGGCGAAACTGGAATCCACAATCCAGAAAGCGCGTGGCATACCGTCGCAGTGGGTGGAAATGCTGACCAAACGTTTCAATATCTGGTGTCAGGGCTCCACGCCGTGGATGGGCGCCGGTGCATGGGATGCCTGTGCGCTCGACTATAACGAAGACGATCTGGCCGGAATGGAGTGCTACGCCGGGTTTGACCTGTCCTCTACCAGCGACATCACCAGCGTGAGTTACGCTTTCCCGTTCGACAGGGAGATCCGCCTGCTGACCCGTCATTATCTGCCGGAAGCCCAGCTACTTAACGTCGCCAACAAAAACCGCGCCATCTACCGCCAGTGGGTAAAAGCGGGATGGATACGCACCACGCCCGGCGACTGCATCGACTATGACCGCATCCGTGACGATATTCTGCGCGACGCTGAAATCTTCAATATCAGGCTGGTGGGTTTCGATACGTGGAACGCCACGCACCTGCGCACCCAGCTACAGGGGGCGGGGCTTGATGTGGAGCCGTTCCCGCAAACCTATCTCAAATTCAGTCCGGTGGCGAAATCATTTGAGGTGTTCGTTAACCGTAAGGTGGTGCGTCATCGTGGCGATCCGGTTCTGGCCTGGGCAATTGGAAACGTGGTGATGGAGTCCGACGCTAACGCCAACATTAAGCCCAACAAAAAGAAATCCTCTAACAAGATAGACCCTGCGGTATCTGCGCTGATGGCGTTCGGCACCTTCCAGGCTGAGCATGAGGATTTTGCTTTCGATATGAGCGACAGCCACAAACAACGGCTGGCGACATTTAACGGTATCTGACTGGAGTAAAACTATGAATACAGCAAACCATGAAACCATGAGCACGATCCTTCTGAGCGGCTCGCTGGCTAAACTTTTTGGCCGTACTCACCAGCGGCTTATTGGCCCGACACGTGAGGCGTTTACTGCGTTATCCGCCACCATTCCCGGCTTTCAGAAATTCATGAATACCAGCAAAGCCCGAGGGCTAACGTTCGCTGTATTCGTGGACAAAAAGAACGTTACTCAGGATGATCTCGATTTTCCGAACGGCAACAGGACTATTCGAATTGTTCCCGTCATAATCGGGAGCAAAAAAGCTGGCGTACTGCAAACAATTCTCGGCGCTGCGCTAATTGCAGTGGGGGCTGTGCTGAGTTTTACACCCTGGGCAGCAGCTTCACCATTTTTCTATAAATTTGGCGCAGCGATGGCCTTGGGCGGTGTTGTTCAGATGCTATCACCTCAACCTACGGGTTTAGCCAGCAAACAAAGTGCCGATAATAAAGCCTCGTATGCGTTTGGTGGCGTTACTAATACTGCCGCGCAGGGCTATCCGGTACCATTGCTTTACGGTAAGCGCCGTATCGGCGGTGCAATCATATCGGCGGGTATCTATGTGGAGGATCAGCTTTGACAAATCAGGTGCAACTCTGGCCGGAAGGTGAGGTATTTACCCGAGAGGTATTGATACCGACGAAATACGAGCCATTACCAGTGGAGGTAACTTACACCGTTCCTCCTTTCGAGATCGTTGTCGAAACGTGGCAGAACAGAGACCCAGCTAAGGCTTACGCTCTGTTTAGACAGTTCATTGTTGACTGGGATCAGCAGGACAAACTCACCGACGATATTCTGATGTGCTTTCTGGCAGGCTACCCGGGAACCGATGAGGCTATTTTTGCCGGATGGTATGAGCATATGAAAGAAGTGCTGACGGTAAATGCGCAGCTCTTCGCAGGTTACAGCCAGTCAATTAACTGAGGGTTTGTATGCTGGATCGGACAGTATTAGAGAAAGCAATAATGGTAGCGGCTGAGTTGCAGGGTCATGAACTCAACGGGCGAGATCGTCTTATGGTGCGTAATCGCGTTGCCACTTGCTTGGCTGCGAAAGAACGCCTCCGGCAAAGGATGGATGCCGAACCGTATCAATGGAGAAAGCCGGAAAGGCCAAGGTGATGAACCCAACCAATCAAAGCACTGGACTATGTTCTGGTGCTTTTTTATTTGTGCGAGCCAACGTGTATAAACATATGTATAAACACTAATAAAAAAGGCGCTTCCCCATGCCGAAGAGCGCCTTTTTAAACAAGCATTTAACTGATTAGTATCAGTTCATGCCGTATTTTTTCAGTTTCTTACGCAGGGTACCACGGTTGATGCCCATCATCAGGGCAGCGCGGGTTTGATTACCACGGGTGTATTGCATCACCATGTCCAACAGTGGCTGTTCAACTTCAGCCAGTACCAGCTCATACAGGTCATTAACATCCTGACCGTTCAGTTGAGCAAAATAGTTCTTCAGTGCCTGTTTAACCGAGTCACGCAGGGGCTTTTGAGTCACCTGATCCTGAGAGTTAACGGTAGAAACGGTCAGTACGTCAGAATTTACGCGTTGTTCGAACAT